CTTGGTAACTTACTAATGCTTGTTTACGGAGGTTATTTTGGTGCAAGAACATTAGAAAAAATAAGAAAAAACAAGTAACCACTTTTTTATTTAAAAATAAATATATAACTTTACATTTTTTTAAATAACTATTTAAGTATTTATATTTATGTATGTCATACATATAATTATATATTAATAGATTAAAAATAAAATAATAAATAGATTAAAAATAAATATAAGTCTTGGGAGAACTTGTATTTGTTAATCTGTGTTAATAACTATATTTTATCAATACATAAATAATTAGTATATTTGAGTACTAGATTATTTTTTCCCATAAAGTATTTTTTAGTTTTGTTTTAATTATCATTTGCATTAAGAAGGAGGGTCTAAAAGCTCTCCTTTTTAAATTTTAACATTTCTTTAACACTTTTTTATTTTATTATAATATACTTTTACCTCATCAATTAATAATTAAAAACAAATATTATGAAATCTAAACTAATTAAATTAAACAACATTAAAGAAAAGTTAGAAGATAAATTAGAAGATATAGAGTGGGATTTTTATTTTGGAAGGTCTAAAAGATGGCGCGAAAGCGAAGCTATACAAATACACGATGATAAAATATCTGCATTAGATAGTGCTATAATGTCAATAGATGATGCTATTGATGAGTTATCAAGTGCTTTTAATTTAAAAGATTTATTTTAATGAAAGTAAACAATTCAGTATGGGATGCATTAAAATCTACAATAGAAATGCATACAAATCAAGACCACAACATTACAGATGTGTTGATTAACTATCAAGTAAAAGAAACTGATGGTATTAAAAATATTTTAAAATTAAATGTAACAATAGATTAAATTATGGAAAAATTAAGAAAGATTCAAGCCGAATTAAAAGCACCAAAAAACCAAAGAAACAATTTTGGAAAGTACAACTACAGAAGTTGTGAAGATATCCTTGAAGCAGTTAAACCTCTACTGGATAAACACAAATGTACATTAACAATCTCTGATGAAGTAAGAGAAGTATGTGGTGTATTGTTTGTTGAAGCAATAGTATTTATATCTGATGGTAAAGATTCAGTACATACTAAAGCACAAGCTGGTATAGACCCAAACAGAAAAGGAATGGATATAGCACAAAGTTTTGGTAGTAGTTCGTCTTATGCACGTAAGTATGCCTTAAATGGTTTATTTTTGATTGATGATACAAAAGATGCAGATTCTACAAACACACACGGAAAAGGTGCTAAATCAACTGAAAAAAGTTGGTTAAATAAAGGTACTGCTGAATTTAAGAAAGTACAGACATACTTAAAAGGTGGAGGTAACATTTCTAAAGTTGAAGAAAAGTACAGAATATCAAAAGAAGTAAAAGAACTATTAACTAAATAATATGAATAGTATAGAATTAAAACCAACAGAAAACAAAGACCATTACAGACTACTTTTAAACGGAGTAGATGTAACTGGCGAACAAGAAAAAAGTGTATTTAGACACATTATAGGTGTTATTGATAACGAAATTACAACTGGATTATAAATTTAAAAACAAGTAAAATTATGAGTACAAACAAAAGTTATTTATTAGGAGATGTTGAATTAAGATTAGATGAAATCAAAAGTCTTAAACAATATTTTGAAAACGTTTTAACTTACAACGCAAAAAGAGAATTAGTTGCAAAGAAAGGAGAAGATGGAAAAGAGTTAAAGAAACTTAAATTAAACTTTTCTATTTTTGAAGAAGGTAACTACGGACAAAATGTTTCTTTTACAATTCCACAAACAAAGGAACAAAGAGATAATGGAGAAAAGAAAAGATATGTTGCCAATGGTAAAATTTACTATGCATCAGACAACTTACAATCTTTTGTTCAAAAGTCAGAAGCAAAGGCAGAGAAAGCAACACCAGTTGCAGCAGATGATTTGCCATTTTAAATTATAAGGGAGGTTTAAAAGCCTCCTTTTTTTTTGACTATGTGGAACTATAGAGGACAAAGAATAAAATCAAGAGAAGATTTACCAGCAGATGCAGTTGGGTTTGTTTACAGAATACTTAACAGACGAACAGAACAAGTTTACATTGGTAAAAAGATATTACTTAACAAACGTACAAGACCACCTTTAAAGGGATATAAAAGAAAGCGAGTTGATTACGTTGAAAGTAACTGGATGAAATATACTGGAAGCAATGCAGAAAGTAAAAAATGGGAAATAGAAAATTGTTATAGAGAAATTATATATATTTGTTATAACAAGACAATGATGAGTTATTATGAAACAAAACTACAATTTACCGAAAACGTTTTAGAAAATGATAAATTCTTAAATGATAATATACTTGGTAAATTTTACAAGAAAAAAATACAAAAATATATAGATGACGAACAAAACAAAAATACAAGATGATGATACAAAGAGAATGTTTATGCAACTTATGGAGGATGATGCCTATGTTGATATTAGTGAAGATGTTAAATATCCACCAGTTGCAATAAGTTGTGGCACTTATAATGATATAAATCATAATGGAGATGTTGTAGAATATAATATACCAATTGGTACTTATGGTAATTTCAGCTTTATTCAAGCTCCACCAAAAAGTATGAAATCGTTCTTTTCTAGTTTACTTGTATCAGCATACCAAAGTGATTCAAATAAATATAGTGGCTTATTGAAAGGTCATAGAAAAGGAAGAAAGATAATTCATTTTGATACAGAGCAAGGAAAGTTTCATTGTCAAAAAGTATTCAGAAGACCAATACTAATGAATGATATGCCAGATGATGATAATTATTATACTTATGCTTTAAGAACAATGAGTTATAAAGACAGAGTTGATTTTATTGATTACATCTTAAATGACAAGTTAGAAGGTAAAGATATTGGTTTAGTTATAATTGATGGTATTGCTGATTTAGTTGCTGACGTTAATAATTTAGAACAATGTAATGAAGCTATACAAAAGTTAATGAGTTGGACAGATGAGCTACAATGCCATATAGTTACAATTATACATAGTAATTATGGTTCTGATAAACCAACGGGACATTTGGGGTCTTTCCTCGAGAAAAAGGCGGAAACACAAATTAAGTTAGAAAAGAATGGAGTTAATCAAGGTTGGATAACTGTTGAATGTAAAAGAAGTAGAAACAAAAGTTTTGAAACTTTTAGTTTTACTATTAACGAAAAAGGTTTGCCAGAATTTGTAGATAATGATATTGATTTATAAAAAACAAAAACAATGAAATACATAGAAAGAAAAAATAAAATTATAAATGACAGATATACTGAATATGTATATGAAGCATTTGATATACAAAACAAAGAAGAAACAACTGTAAAAATACCAATAAACTTTAGTGAATGTAAAACATTTGATTGGAACATTGGTGTTATTTATGGTGGTTCTGGTACTGGTAAAACAACTTTATTAAAAGAATTTGGAGATTTAACTTTAGATGAATTTGATGATGAAAAGCCTTTGATTAGCAATTTTGATTGGCTAGAGCCACAAGAAGCAACATTTTTATTATCAGCTATGGGTTTATCTTCTGTTCCAACTTGGTTAAGACCATATTCTCTTTTAAGTAATGGAGAACAATACAGAGCATCTTTAGCATATAAAGTCGGTAAATCATCTATAAATGACGTTATATTGATTGATGAGTTTACATCTGTTGTAGATAGAGATGTAGCAAAAGCAATGAGTAATGCTTTACAAAAATACATTAGAAAATACAATAAAAAGATTATACTAGCATCTTGTCATTTCGATATTATGGAATGGTTACAACCAGATTGGACTTATTCACCATTAAAAGGGCGTCTTGAGAAAGCGTCAAGTCGAAGGCAAAGACCAAAAATTGAATTACAGATATTTCGATGTAGATATGAAACTTGGAATATATTCAAGCAACATCATTATTTAAGTCAAGATTTAAACAAAGCAGCTAAATGTTTTTTAATGTTGTTTAATGATAAACCAGTTGCTTTTATGGCTATATTACCAATGCCAAGTGGAACAATACAAAATGCTTTTAGAGTTAGTAGATTAGTTGTTTTACCAGACTTTCAAGGTTTAGGCATAGGTATTAAAATACTTAATGTTTTTGGCTCTATGTATAAAAAAGATAACAAAACACTATACATAAAGACATCAAATCCATCATTATTTAAAGGTATGATTAGAAATGATAAACATTGGCTTTTAACAAATGAAAATAATAATGTTAATCAAATAAAAAAAACAAACAAAAAACTTTTAGAAGAAGGTAAAGATAATGGTTTGAAATTAAGAAAAGAAAGTGTAACTAAAAGTTACAAGTATATCGGACAAGAACATAAAGATAATATAGATATATTAACTTTTAATTCAAGTGCTTATAAAGAAGTTGCTCAAAATCAAATTAGTATCTTTGACATTGAAGGAGTATAAAAAATAAAGAATATGAAAGATTATAAATACACATATCAAAACAATTGTTTTAATGCTAAATTAAGTAATTTACTAGATAAAAAAAGAACTATAATAGACATTGATTGTTTACTTTATAAAATAGGGTGTAAAACTAAAATTATGTTTGACCATAAAAAATCAACAGATAAAACATCAATAGCATCTTTAAGAGCTTATAGTTTATTTGCTAAAAAAGATTTTTATTGTTACATAGTTATTAATGATTTAGACGAAAAAGGAGATATATTAAATAACAAAACAAAAATATATGAAATAAAACCTTTTAATGAAGTTAAAAATAAATTTGAAAAATCTAATTATATAAAGGATTTTTTTATATTATGTAATGATGAAGAAGTAAAACATTTTTTTAGTGTTGAAAATCATTTAGAGTACAAACAAAAGATAAAACAACAACAACTTTTATTTTAAATAAATAAACACTATATTACGTTAATGTTAAAATGGAAAGAAAAAGATTTATTTGAATGGTTATCAAAAAACCATTACAAGACATTAGTAAACAGTAAAAATCCAATATCAAGATGGGATTGCTACGACATCGAAACGCAAAGCAGAATAGAATTAAAGTGCAGAAAGAAACATTACGATACTTTAATACTTGAAAAGTCTAAATACGATGCTTTAATAAAAGAATCAAACAAACATTTTGATGTTCCAATTTACATCAATAGTACACCACAAGGTATCTATCTATTTAATTTAAATAAAGTAGATTTAAAATGGTTTGAGAAATCATTACCAGCCACATCAGAATTTAAAAACAGAAGGTGGGTTAAAAAACAAGTAACAGAGATAAACATAAAACAAGCTATAAAACTAAAATAAATGGAAACAATTAAACTATTAAACAACGAAGTATTTGACAAGAAAGACATTTTAAGTAAGATGATGGATGATGAATTTTACTATGGTTATCTTGGTGTAAATGCATTATCAAGTTCAGCATCAAAGAAACTTTTAGATTCTCCTTATGCTTATTATCGTTCACTAACAGAAAAACAAACAAATGTACAAGCATTAAGAGATGGTCAATTAATACATCTTATGGTACTTGAGCCACAAAAGGTAGAATACTTAACATTTACAGAAGGTACAAAAGCATCAAAGCAATATAAGTTAGCAGTACAAGAGGTTGGCTCACACAACGTATTTACTAATGCAGAATATCATAAAGCAAAAAAGATATCAGAAAGAGTAAGAAGTGTAACTGATGTAAAGAATATCTTGGAGGGTGCAAGATTTGAAATACCAGCAATTGATACTTATAATGATTTAGCATTTAGAGGTAAAGCAGATATATTAAAAGATGGTGTTGTAATAGACTTAAAAACAACTGCTGATATAAAGGGTTTTGAAAGGTCTGCTAATTATTTTTCTTATGACTTACAAGCTGCATTGTATTTAGAATTGTTTGGAGCATTTGACTTTGAATTTGTTGTAGTTGATAAAAGTACACTTGACGTTGGTATATTTAAATGTTCTGATAAATTTATTGATAGTGGTAAAAGAAAACTAGATATTGCAACAGAAAGATATTATGACTATCTACAAACAGAAAATATAGAAGATTATGTTACAAGGTCAATATTGTAAGAATAAAGAGATTATTGCTTACAGAAGTTGTGTTGATAGCTACTTTAGTAATGGAGATAGAAAAGACATAATGGAATATTGGCTACAACTATTTGAACAGAAAAGATTTTGTGAGGCAAAGGGTGTAGAAAAAGCACTTGAACTAATTGACATATACGAGGACTTAAATGCCAAAGATTAAAAAGAAGATACACTTAAAAAATTGTAATTATAAGCATCAGCAGTATTGTTTTAAAAAAGGATTTATAATTTACCCAGTTGTATGTGGTAAGATGTTTAAAATATACTGTAACAGAATAAAAGGCAACTATTATATGAAAGGAAAAGAATTTAATAAACAACAATCATTCCAAGCTATTTGGGATTTATACACTAAAATATAC